CTGCACATGCTGCGGGAGGCGACGGGCACACAGGACGCGTGCGCCACGTGGCTGGGCGGTGAATGGCGCCTCTACGGCTGGATCGGGGCGTCCGCGCTCGGCCGGTTCGCCACCGAAGGCGAAGCCCTAGCCGCTGCTCTACTGGCTGTATGGGGGCCTGTCTGATGGGAGCCAAGAGCCGCAACAAGGGCAAGCGCGGGGAGTCCGAGGTGGTGCACATCCTGCGCGCCATCTGGGCAGAGGTGCGCCGTGGGGCAGCGCAAGCCCGCAAGGGCAGCGATGCCGCTGACGTGGAGGGCTCGCCCTACTGGATCGAGGTGAAGCTGGGCAAGGCGCCGGGCATCCACGCAGCGATGGCGCAAGCCGTGGAGTCGACCGATGGCAGACCGCCCGTGGTGTTCACGCGGCGCGATGGTGAGACGTGGCTCGTGACGATGCGGGCCGAGGATTGGGTAGCAGAGCGCGCTGCGGCGCGAGAGGATAGAGCATGACTGGAGACGTGTTGATCAACCTGGAGAGGCTTTGCAACGACCTGGCTGAGGCAGACAGGAAGTTGCTGGCGGCGAAGATTGCTCACTCAGATGCGTACTCGGCGCCAGTGATTGAAGAGGGCGCGCGAGAGCGAGCGTGCAAGGTCCGTGATGCGGCGGAAGCGTACCGAGGTGAGCGCCACCGTGCGCTGTATGCGGCGCTGACCATCGAGGTGGTGGTCGATCTCGTGCAGCGCGCTAGCCAAGCGGTGAAGCGATGAAGAGCAAGAGCCCACACATGCCAGCACTGACCCGCACCTTCGCCGGCCTAGACCGCTGCCAGCAGCACCGGGGCGAGCTCCTGACGCGCGAGGGCACGTGTCCCCGATGCGAGCGGGAGCGGTTCCAGGCGCACATGGCCATCGCGGCCAACGCCAAAGAGGCGGCGAGGCTGCAAGCCATCACCAACGTCCACGCGGGCAAGCGGAGGGCAGCGTGATGAGTCCGCGAGCCATGTTCTGGGCCAACGTCGCACTCGCCGTGCTGTGCCTGGCGGTAGCCGTGCCTGAACAGGGGTCGCGCGCGCGCGTCCGGTAACGCATGGCCAACGGAGATTGCAGATGAGCGGACCATACCGAGACGCGGGCGGCTTCGTCCCGCAAGAGACGCCGCCTGCGCCCGAGCCAGCGCGGGAGCCCATCCTGACGCGCATCAACCGGGCCTGCGCCGAGTACATGCGCAGCGCTCTACGCCCTCCCGGCGCCGTTCTGCTGGGGTCGCGGGCCTATACCGAAGCGGTGACAGAGGCGCGCAAGCACACACGCAACCACGACATGTGGCCTTCCCCTGCTGGCCTCGTGCGGTTCATGAGTTCCGTGGGCGAAGTGGTGCTGGTCACCCACGGCAACGCGCCGCATGACGCAGTGTGGGCCGGGCTAACAGCCGTCCAACTGCTGGAACGCGCCGGGCGGGTGTCGTGATGGCCAACGGAGATCGCAAGTACAACCCCGAGGTCCACGCTCAGATCATCACCGCGATGCGGCTGGGTGTGGGCTACCCGCGTGCCTGCCTGCTGGCGGGCCTCACGTACCAGACCGCACGCACATGGCGGGACGCTGGCATGGATGACCCTGACAGCCCGCTAGGCGCCCTGGTGCGCGACGCTGCGGCAGTCGAGGCTGACCGGCTCGGCAAGCTGGAGCGCGTGGTCTGGGATGCCGCGCTAGACGGCGACGTCAAGGCGAGCCAGTGGCTTCTGGAACGACGCGCGCCCGCTGAGTACAGCACAAAGAGCACGGTGGACGTGGTGACCCACTCACAAGAGCCGGCCATTCCGGCTACAATCACAACTGCGCAGCTCGAGGCAGAGCTGGAGGAGTACGACCAATGAGCAAGCACCACAACCCGCAGCGCAACAGCATGATGCCAGCGCCGAAGAACCCGGAACCGCCTTTCCAGCCACCAAGGATTGGCGACCACGAGATGACGACCATCGGGGATGACACGCCCATCGGCAGGCCCATCCCGTTCGTGGATCCGCCCATACGCGCCTACGCCGTCAACCGCACCAGCGAGGGCTGGGAGATGCGCGTGCTACTGCTGCCGCGTGACGTGGTGGAGCAGTACACCGCCAAGCAAGTGGCCGACGTGCTGCCCATCGTGATCGCCAAGGTCGCCATGGACATCGAGCGGGTGGCCGAGGGGCGAGCGGGCATGGAGCACAGCGCGTGAGGGTCGAGAGCGCAAGCCGGATGGAGTTCCGTCGCCAGCATGAGGGCATCGTGGTGCGCAACGATGACCGCGAGGTGGCACGCATCGAAGGAGGCTTCATCGCGTTCAAGGCTGGCGCTGACATGAGCGTGGACGAAGCGGCGGCCATCGTGGAGTACGCACGCAAGGAGACCAAGCTGCGTGAGTGCGCAAGGGCGCTGTGCGAGGCTGTGCGACGCATCATGGACGCCCACGGCGTGACGATCCCGGATGACCTGATCGTGAGCATCGCTCGGATGGGGACGGTCAACCCTGACCTGAACGTGCGCCTCGACATGCGCCACGGATGCTGGCCGGATGACCGGACCAGGGTGGAGGTGACCCCATGATCGAAGCCGGCATCATCTGCTGCACCGTGCTGGTCATCGGCTGGCTAGGCCGTGGCGCGCACGACATGCGGTTGCGTCTCGAGAGCGAGCGCATGCGCCTGGCTGCTGACACCAAGGCGGCCGAGCGTGAGCCTGCCGCATGGGATGCGTACCAGCTGCGCGTGACGGGCGTGGAGAGGCGGCTGGAGCGCGTGGAGAAGGGCATCGAGGACCTGAACACGGCGACGGCGCTGGGGAGGCGGCGGTGAACATCTATCTCGTGCAACGCGCCGACCTGAACGCGGTTGACTACGACGAGTGGGACTCCATCGTGGTCATCGCGGAGAGCCAGGAAGCGGCATTCGAGATTCACCCAAGCTTCTGGGTGGGCGAGCGGTACTACCCGCACCAAGGGTGGGGCTGCGGACGCGATGAGCCGCCGCTGCGCATATGCAAGTTGCTCGGAATCGCATCAGAGGGAAGCGTCGCCGGCTTGGTTCTGGCCAGCTTCAACGCAGGATGACTGAGTGAGCAGACCCCGGCACGCCATCGTGGCCGAGCTCTGGCGACGCGGGTCGCTGGGGCGCGTCGGTGGTCTGCACTCGTCGCAGCGTGAGATCCACGCGCAGTACTACGCAGCGGCCGGGCGCGTGTTCGTGCTGTGCTGCTCTCGCCGCTGGGGCAAGAGCCTGCTGTGCTGCCTGCTGGCGCTCGAGTGCGCGCTGAGCAAGCCCAACGCTTCGGTGCGGTACGCGGCGCCAACGGGCAAGATGGCGCGGCGCATCGTGGTCCCGCACATGCGCAGGCTCTTGGCGATGTGCCCAAAGGAACTGCGGCCCACGTTCAACGCTCAGGAGTTGACCTGGACGTTCCCGAACGGGTCGGAGATCGTGCTAGCGGGCTGTGACAACGGCAACGCGGAGTCGCTGCGCGGCACGAGCATGGACCTAGGCATTGTGGATGAGGGCGGGTTCATGGATGACCTTGACTACGTGGTCACGTCCATCCTGCTGCCGCAGACCATGACCACGGGCGGGCGCCTGTTCATCGCCAGCAGCCCGGCTCGCACGCCAACGCACGAGTTTACGCAAGTCTGCCTGTCGGCCGAGGCCGAGGGACGCTATGCGCACCGCACCATCTACGACGCCCCCCACATCACGCCCGACCTCATCCGCGAGTTCATGGCCGAGTGCGGTGGCGAGCATACGACCGCTTGGCAACGCGAGTACCTAGCGCAGACGGTGGTCGACGAGACGATCGCCATCGTGCCGGAGTTCACGCGCCACGCTGCTACCATCGTACGCGAGGTGCCGACGCCCGAGTGGCGGCGCACCTACGTGGCCCTGGATGCTGGCTTCGAGGACTTGTCCTTCGCCCTCTTCGGCTACCACCATTGGGACCTGGACCTGCTGGTTATCGAGGACGAGCAGGTGTGGCACCGGCAGCACAGTGGCGTGATCGCGCCGGCCATCCTCGAGACAGAGCAGCGCCTATGGGGCGACCTGCCGCCGGTCACGCGGGTCATCGATGCCGACGCCATCGTGCGGGCCGACATGAGCCGGATGCATGGGCTCGACTGCCGCCTGCCAAAGAAGGATGACCTCCACGGCGCGGTCAACGCGCTGCGGAGGGCTTGCGCGGACGGGCGCATAGCGGTTCACCCTCGCTGCAAGCAGTTGATTGCCCACTGCAAGGGGGGTGTCTGGAATCGCTCGCGCACGGCATTTGAAAGAACGTCAGATTTCGGGCACTATGACGGCGTGGCAGCGTTGATCTACCTGTGGCGGCACCTTGACCGCAGCACGAACCCGTATCCGAAGAACTACGGGCTGCGGCACGATCAGCACTGGATACGGGACACAGACACAGCACACGCGCTGGAGAGCATCTCCAAGCCGCTGAGGAAAGCACGATGAAGGGCACACCCACGAAGCGCGAGCTATTGGCCATGCTGGACGACGTCACCAAGCAGCGCAACGAGCTCCAGCTGCTGCTATGCGCGTGCGTGGCGCGTGCGGGCGGTGAGGTGACGCTAGGCGGCGGCCTGCTGCGCGGGCTGATGGAGCGGCATCGTGACGTGACGCTGGCGCCCGATGGCGATGGCTTCCGCATCACGCTAGATCTCACGGCGCTCGACGACGACGCCACGACACATGAGGCGATGCAATGAGCGATCAGGACGACGGCGGCGGCCGGGCAACGGACTACTGGGCCACGCGCGAGGGCACCCCATCGTGGCGGCCATCCGCGAGCAGGTGAGGCGGTACGTGCGCTACAGCGAGGAGTGCGGCCTAGCAGGCTTGCAGCGCCACGCGCACCGCATGTACTACGGCCTAGACCGCGAGGGCGACTGGACCAACGCCGCGTGCGTGCAGTTCGGCGGGGAGCAGGGAGAGAACGTGCTGCTGCGCACGAACCACTACCGCAGCCTCGTGGACCACATCGGCGTGCTGACGACGGGCAGCCGGCCAAGCTACTCCGCGCGCAGCATGAACAGCGATTACAAGAGCCAGGCTCAGACGCTCATCGCCGAGGGGATGCTCGACTACTACCTGACCGTGAAGCGCCTCGAGACGCAGGCCGTAGAGGCGACGTGGCACGCGCTGCGGTACCAGGAGGGATGGATGTACATCGGCTGGGATGCGCGCGCGGGTGACCCCGTGAGCGTGACCGAGGCCGAGCCCAGCGAAGAAGGCGAGCAGCCGCAGCCCGTGGTCGAGTACGAGGGCGACATCGAGAGCCGCGTGTTCATGCCGCGCGACATCGCCCGCGACGTCACCGCCTCGAGCGTGGACGAGATGCAGTGGATCATCGCGCATCGCCGCGTGCCCCGCTGGGACCTTGCTGCACGCTACCCCGAGCACCGCGACGGCATCCTCCAGGCGCCCGAGTATGACACCGCGTTCGACTACCAGGCGGGCAGCCAGATCATGCGGCGCCGTGCGCAAGGCGAGATGGTCAGCGTCTTGGAGCTGTGGCACGGCAAGACCGACGCGATCCCGGATGGCCGGTTCGCGCTCATCTGCGGCGACGCGCTGCTGATGGACGGACCGCTGCCGTTCGAGGAGATCCCCTTCGTGGCCATGATGCCGGGCACCATCGACGGAACCGCGTTCGGCTACTGCGGCACCATCGACCTGCTCGCGCTGCAAGAGGCGTTCGACGCGGCCATGTCCACGGTGATGACCAATCACGATGCGTTCGGCCGGCAGACGCTGTGGGCGCAGAAGGGCAGCGGCTTCAAGGCGAGCGACTTGGCCGGCATGACGCTCATCGAGAGCGAGGAGCCTCCCCAAGTGCTCAAGCTCATTCAAGCGCAGGGCGAGAGCTACACCCTGATCGACCTGCTGCGCGCCAGCATGGAGGCCATCAGCGGAATCAACAGCGTTGCGCGTGGCGAGCCCCAAGCCTCGCTCAAGAGCGGGTCCGCGCTGGCGCTCGTGCACGCGATGGCGGTGCAGATCAACGCGGCCATTCAGAAGGCCTACGCCAACTTGTTCGAGAAGATGGGGACGATGGTGCTCAGTCGGCTCAAGACGTTCGCCAAGACGAAGCGCATGGCCGAGATCACGGGCAAGGCGGAACGGTCCATGCTCATCGAGTTCAGCGGCGACAGCATCAAGGACGTCCAGCGCGTGGTGGTGGAGCTCGGCTCGCCCGTGCTGCGGACATCGGCGGGCCGGAAGGAACTGGCCGACAAGTGGTTCGAGGCGAGCCTCAACACGTCCACGCCGATGACCTTCGATCAGTACATGGCGGTCATGAGCACCGGCAGGCTCGAGCCCATCACGCAGCGCCCGCAGAGCCAGCGCTTGAACATCGTGCGCGAGAACGAGGCGCTGCTAGACGGCCGAGTCGACGACGTGCGCGCGCTAGTGACGGACATGCACGCGCACCACATCCAAGAGCACCTGAGCGTGTTGGATGACCCGAGCGTGCGCATGGACAACGTGCTCGCGGCCAACGTGCTCGCCCACATCCAAGAGCACAGCAACCTGTGGGTGAGCGCAGACCCCGTGCTGCTCGCTGCGACGGGCCAGCAGGCCGCGCCAGCGCCCGCTATGCCGCCTCCGATGCCGATGGGCGCACCGATGGGCGGGATGCCTGGGATGCCCGACATGGGCGGCATGGGTGGCCCGCAGATGGGTATCGACATGAGCCAGCAGCCGGCCGACGTCCAGGCGGTGAACATGCCGAACATGCCCAACCTGCCACCTGGCACAGACCCTAGCGTCGCTGAGGCGGCGGCGCAGTTCGGAGGAGCGACAGCATGAGTGACACTGCGGACATGAGTGGAGGAGAGAGCGCGGCGCCAGCGCCATCTAGCACGGCCCTAGCAGCCGAGATGGGAGCCAACGCGGACACCGACGAGCGCTTGCAAGAGGCTGGCGGCGATGAGCAGGAAGGCGATGGCGAAGAGCAGCCGGCAGGCGAGTACCACACGCTGACCATCGATGGCGAGGAAGTGGAGCTCACGCTGGACGAGCTGAAGGCGGGCTACGGCAAGAACCGGGCGAGCCAGAAGCGATTCCAGGAAGCCGCCGAGCTCAAGCGCAGCGTGCTGGGATTCGTGAGCAAGCTCAAGAGCGCCGACGTGGGCACCATCGAGCACCTCTTCGGCAAACTGGGTGTGGACTTCACCAGCGTGGCCGAGCAGCACCTCCGGGCCAAGCTCGAGGAGCTGGACATGCCGCCCGACAAGCGCGGTATGCGCGAGGTGGAGCGCGAGCGTGAGCGGCTGCGGCGAGAGCGAGCCGAATGGGACCAGCAGCGCGGGGAGGTCTCGCTCGAGGCTGAGACCGAGAAGCACCTGCAACGCTACCAGCAGGAGGTGCGTTCCGAACTGAGCGCCGTGGGCCTGCCGCCGAACCCGACCATCATCGGCAAGGTGGCTGCGGAGATCAGCTCGGCGCTGCAGGCGGGCCACGACCTGAGCACGGCCGAAGCGGTGGCGCTCGTCATGGAGGACATGCGCGCGGCTGCCCGACGCCTGCCGCCCGATGCCTTGCGCCGTCTCATGGGTGACGCCCCCGCAGCGGACAACCTGCGTCGTGGCGAGGCCCAGCGCGTCAGCACCGAACAGAAGCGCCAGCGTGCTGCGCCTGCCAAGGCCGCACCGGCAGCGCCTACCAAGCGGATGCGCGTGGACCCCGAGGACGGCGACGCCTTGAAAGCGCTCTTCGACTCGTGATAGGCTGAGCAGGCAGAGCGGGTCTACTGCCATTTGCAATGCTAGGCAGAGCGGGTAGCCCCCGCATGCATCGCCCCGGTCGGCTGCCCTCCCCTCTCCAGCCCGCCGGGGCGTCTCTATTCCGTCGCACTTGACAACCGGCGGCGTTCTATGCCATCAAGAGAGCCACACATACGTGGGTGAGACCTGACCACGATGAAGCCACCCTAACGGGCGCTGCATCCTGCCACCAGCAAGCGGAACCCCGGAACACCACGCGCGCGAGCGCACAGTTTCGGAGCATTGCAAATGGCAGTAGATACGTCAGCTCTCGATGGGTTCTTCAAGGTCCGGTACGCGGACAAGATGGAGAACCTCGTCCCCGCCTTCGCGAAGGCCGCGAAGGTGATCCCGTTCAAGACCGGTGAGAAGACCGGCCTCAACTACCAGTTCCCCGTTCGCCTCCGGCGTTCGATGGGCATCACGTGGGCCGGCGGATCCGACTACGGCACGGCCTTCGCGCTCAATGCCCCGGTCTCTGGCGTGATGAAGAACGCCACGCTCACCGGCACGGAGTTCGTGCTCACGGAGTACCTCTCCTACGGCGCGATCAGCAAGGCGACGTCCACCATCGAGGCCTTCGGCTCCGCGTTCGACGAGACCGTCTCCGACATGGCGACGGCTGCGGCCTTCGCTCGCGAGATGGCGCTGCTGTACGGCGGTGGCAACATCGGCACCGTCGGCAGCATCACCTACCCGAACGCGACCACGGGCCAGATCATCATCAGCGCCGCGACGTGGGCACCGGGCCTCTGGGTGCAGATGGAGGGCGCGCTGCTGGACGGGTACAACGGCAGCACCAAGGAGAACGACTCCTCGGCGACGGCGGCCTACACGGTCACCAACGTGAACACCGACACCCGCACGATCACGGTGACGGGTGAGGCGACGGACATCGCGGCCCTCACCGCGAACGACGTGTTGATCCCGTATGGCGCCTACGGTAAGTGGTTCGCCGGCATCGACACGATCACCACGAACACAGGCTCGCTCTTCGGCATCGACGCGGCCACCTACGGATTGTGGAAGTCCAGCACCTACGCGGCTGGCGGCGTGGCGCTCACCATGGCCAAGATCACGGCGGCGGCTGCGAAGGTCACCACCAAGGGCGGCATGCGCGACCTCACGGCGTTCGTGTCCACCTTCACGTGGTCGGACCTCAACTCGGACCTCGCGGCGCTCAAGCGCGTGACCAGCAGCGTCAAGGGCGGCATCGACCAGGGCACCGAGGGCGAGGATGGCAACATCACGTACTACGGCCCGAACGGCTCGATCAAGATCTGCCCGCACCCCATGGTCAAGGCCGGCGAGGCCTTCCTGATCGACCCGCGCACGTGGAAGCGCATCGGCTCGAGCGACGTGACCTTCGGCCTGCCCGGGAGCCCCCCGGGTCAGCAGCCGAACTTCTTCAGCGAGCTCCCGAGCAACGCCGGCGTCAGCCTCCGCTGCTACTGGGATCAGTCGCTGATCAACAGCAAGCCCGCTTCGGCGTGCAAGATCACCGGCATCACCAACACCGCGAGCTGAGGAGCACCGCCATGACGCCCCAAGAACGTGAGGCACGCCTACGGGCGGCGAGGCGGCTACAGGACGACATCTACCAGGGCATCGGCGCAACCGACCGCCCTGACGTGGATGGGCGTGGGCCGACGAGCGCTGCG